AAAACCGACTGCAACCTGCTTGCAGTGTAACGTGGTGGCTCGTCCATGGGGAAGAGGTACTGCAGTATTACCTTTGCACCGTTTTCAAATTCAAAACGGTCATGAACAAATACCATCAAATTTTGCAGAAGGTGCTTGCCGAGGGCAAGTGCCAACAAAACAAGAAGGGGAACATACGCTATCTGCTCAACGAGCGGTTGGTGCTCTCCCCTGCCGACCTGCTCGACATCTTCGAGGGGCACGGCATAGCACGCAAGAAGTTAAGGAACGAGCTGCAGCTATTCATGCAGGGTGAGCGCAACGTGGAGAAGTACCGCGAGGTGGGCATCAACTGGTGGGACTACTGCGGTGCCATCCTCGTGAACTCCTACCCAACCTATTTTGAGAAACTGCCTCCGCTCATTGCCAAAATCAACCGCGAGAAGCGCAACAGCAAGAACTATGTGCTGTTCCTCGGTTCCACCGATACGGAGACAAACCAGGCTCCGTGTCTGTCGCTCGTTCAGTTCCAGATTGAGAACGGCGAACTGGTGGTGTCGGCTTACCAGCGCAGCTCGGATGCGAACCTCGGCTTGCCAGCGGACATCTACCACCTCTACCTTATGGCCCGGCAGATTGACCTCCCTTTGAAGTCCATCACGCTGAACCTTGCGAATGTGCATATCTACGAGAACAACATCAGCCACACACGCCAGTTGCTCGACGGAAACGAGAACGTGAGATTTGAACTGAACGTATAAGGCATGAGAAAGCAGTATTTATCGGCACCGCTCCCATTCGTGGGGCAGAAGCGCATGTTCGCGCGTGAGTTCATCAAGGTTCTCAAGCAATATCCGGAGAACACGGTATTCGTGGATTTGTTCGGCGGCTCGGGGTTGTTGTCGCACATAGCCAAATGTCAGAAGCCGAATGCCATGGTCATATACAACGACTTCGACGGCTACCGCAACCGCCTGCAGCACATTCCGCAGACCAACCGCCTTTTGGCTGACCTGCGTAAAATGGTGGAGGCGGAAGGCATACCCAAGCACAGCTGCATCCGTGGTGAACTGCGCGACCGCATATTCGCCAGACTGGAGCAGGAGGAGCGTGAGGTCGGGTACATTGACTTCATCACCATTTCTGCCGGGCTGATGTTCTCCATGAAGTACAAGATGAGCATTCCCGAAATGAGGAAGGAGGCTCTGTATAACAACATACGCAAGTCTGACTATCCCGCTTGCGAGGACTACCTGGAGGGCATCACGGTGGTTTCATGCGACTACAAGGAAGTGTTCACCCGATACAAGGACGTGCCGAATGTGGTGTTCCTTGTCGATCCGCCGTATCTATCCACCGACGTTGGCACATATAATATGTACTGGAAACTTTCCGACTACCTCGATGTGCTGACCATTCTTGCTGGGCACCACTTTATATATTTCACTTCCAACAAGTCATCCATTATTGAGCTTTGTGAATGGATGGGCAAAAACCCGACCGTAGGCAACCCATTCAAGAACTGCCACAAGGTGGAGTTCAACGCCACAGTGAACTACAGTTCGCACTACACAGACATGATGTTGTTCACCGATGCCGCCTAACGGCGTTATAATTCAATTCTGACGAAATTAGAAGAGCGTTCCAAGCAATCAGCCGGGAACGCTCTTTCTGTTTGATACGGGGCAAATCAGAGCCGTTTTATGGCGACATACTGATATACCTCTATAGTCTCCACGATGTCCTCGTGGTCATGGTTGGTGATGCTCTGCGCAAGGTCAAGCTCTCCGAAGGTCTCGCCTTCCAGGTTGGCAAGTCTTCTGTGGATTTTGTCTGGCAGGTCGAATATATCCAGCGCGTTTTCCTTGAACGGGCTGCCCTCACTGGCCGCGCCTGCCCAGTCGGTGACGATGTGGAGGGTTATCTGTGGCTCGGCTCGGTATTCCACACCGTTCACTATCGGTTTCCACTGTATCGAGCCGAACTCCACGAACACGGCCGGTCTCTCCCACCCTTCTTCCTGCTCGATGAACTCCACGTTGCGGTTCCACAGGTCGATGTGCTTTATCTCCGTTATCGCCCCAAGTTCCCTGCAAAGGAGGTTATAAAGTTCTTTTCTCATTTTCGTTTGATTTCAAATTCCACATTAAAATAGTCGGTGATGTTCTCCTCCACGATGTCACGGACGGCCTGTTCCACTTCGGGGGACACGCCCAGAAAACGCCTGCGCGGTATCTTGATGCTCTTGCCCTCTTTCATCAGCGCCATATACTTCCAGAACTCGGCCTCGGTGCTCAGTTGGACGGTGCGCTTGTCATTGCGTCGCTCACCGTTCTTTTTACGTCCGAACGCACCTGTCGCATCGCGATACTTCGCCCAGAAAAAACGTTTCATTTTCTTCGTCACCTTTATCTCGCCTCCATCGTTGTGTATGGCTGCATACGGCAACGTGGTAAAGAACGTGATGCTGTTCTCTGTGGTTCGGCTTGATATGCTCTGGCGGAGGGTGCCAGTATCTATCAGTATGGAACCGCCCGGCCGTGTGGGGCTTTTCCTGCGCTGCCACGCCTCGCTGAAGAAAGCCTGCCGCTCGAAGTTCCTGTCGAACTCGTCGCTCATCTCCACCCTAATGTCGTTTAGGATATTGCGGATTATTTTCTGTATGTCCTGGTTCATCGTCAAAGTCGAATTTTAGAAACGTCTGTGCCTCTTGTGGCACTTCGTTCTTAGGGTCACAAGAGGCATTAAGGAGGTTGTAGAAGGTACGCTCACATATACCATAAACAGGATACACGTACCTTCGCCATATCTCGCGGTTGCTGATTCCGCTTTTGGCATGTTGGTCGTATATCCTATTTATGTCGGTGACACGTTTCTGATAGCTTGCTCCTCGCCTCTTGCTCATAAAATGTTTTAGTGTCTGTCTCTTGGTTTATAGGGACGGATGTCATAGCTCATCTTTGCGCTGACGGTTACTCTGCCCGTTCCCTCACATTGGTCACATGTGCATTCTTTGCCAGTCTCCTTGTCGTGGAGACGACCTGTGCCGTAACATTTACGGCACAAGGCCACTTTCGGTTTCTTCTCCACTTCCAGTATCATACGGCATCCTCTTTCTTGGGTTCAACGTAGAATGTCTCGTCCTGCACCACTTGGATACCGCATTTGTTCATCTGAGGAACCATATCCTCCACGTCGCGGTCTGCAAGGAGTTTGTCCTTGGCTATCTCCTCGGTCTGTCGCAGATAGCCTGGCAGGAACTCCTTTACCAGCTGCAAGGCACTTGCCCATGTGAAGCCTTTGAGGGTCTTCAGCTTCGGTGTGCCCGTGCGGAAGCCGATAACGCCATGCGCCATTTCAAGGCTCTTTTTCTTGGTGAACAACTCTGCCTGGTTCTCGGTAGCATAAGCCTGGAGTGTAGCGAAGGCTTTCTCCTTCTCATCTTCCAGTTCTGCCAGCTTGTTGGCATACTTCTCGCGGATCTTGGCACACTGCAATTCAATGTCTGCCGTGATTTTTGCACTCTGTGCGTCTGCCTTTGCATAGGCTCCAAACGCTTCATCGGCTGATTCTCTTGTAACGCCGGTAATGATTACTTTCTTTTCTCTTTTTGCCATTGTAGTAAACTTTTTGTTGATTATTATTTTGATTGTTTATCACTCGTCGTCTTCAGGTTCTGGCCAGTCGCCTTCTTCCAGTTCCTTGTCTATCTCGTATTCAATACACTCAAGAAATTCGATGTACTGGTCACCTTGGAGTTCTCTGTATGCGATGCCATGAATGTATTCCATCACACGCTTCACTTTCTCATTCATGCCTCACCTCCATTCCCAATTGGCATCATCATGTATTCCACTTGTGGCTGTGCTGGAGGTGTCGGTTCTTTCTTAGGTTTCAGACCTCCCTTGCGCTGAATGGAGCGGAGCTTCACCGATAGCTGCTCTAATTCCTCATTACTTAGTTGGGAGAACACCTTGCCGGCAATACGCTGATCCTGGCAAAATGCGTTGATGCGTGTCCAGTCTGTTGTGTCGATGCCGAGTTTCTGCATCAACCTCAAGCACTGGCTTCGATGCTTACGCTGCACATCCTTGGCGGTGTGTATCAATTTGGCTGTCACACCTTCGAGCTTGTCGCACATCATGTCGTACTCCTTACGGGTCATTTCCCTAAGCGAAGTGGTACGTCCATTGGTGAATTGACTCACCACTCCTTCCTTGAACTCATCGCCCAGCTCCTTGGTGGCAAACTTGTAGCTCTTTTTGAGTATGCCATAAAAGCGTGCGAAATTGGTTACTTCCTGTGCCATATCTATTTCAATTTTGACAACCTTATTCTTTCACTTAACACTTTCAAATTACATTCTGGACAACACTCCCCCTCATCTTTCAATGGATGAGGATTGTTTCCATAGCCGATTTGGGGCTTACCGCAAAGGCAGCAGGTGTATTCACGAACATTGTTCTCATGACCTTCAAACATCACTTTAATGCCACACGAACTGGCAACATCCAGTTCCAGTTTTGCGCCCTTGCTCAATTCCCAGCCTTGCAGCATATAGATGCAATCACACTTCAAAAGCAGGGCAATGTCCACTCTCATGTGCTCCATCCAGTGAGCATCCTGCGAAACGCCATTTTCAAATGGGTTCACCGGCTCGTAACCTTTTATGGAGAGATAGCGTGCCGCATGGTCAAAGGTTGCCATACGCTCTTTAAGGTCGTAGTGGGCTATCGCTCCGCTGATATAAACTTTCTTCTTCATCTCAGTTATGTTTAGTTGTTAGACTTGTCATTATAAACCTCCACGGCTTTCTCCGCCCAGATGGTGTAGTATTCACTTACGTTACCAGAATATCGTCCTTGACAGTAAGCACGGAAGCCTTGCGTCCTCACCTTCACGCCGGCAGCGTATTTCAGTCTGATGGCAGGTTTACCGATGGGCTTGCCTTTATCCTCTTGGCTGACGAAGATGAATGTCTTGCGCTTGAAACGTTCTATCAGTGCCTTGGTCAGTGAATACTCCCACCCTGCTTCGTAGGCGTACTGATAACTGTCCACAATGATGAACTTGGCGCTCTTGGGTTTCGCCAGGCGTTCTTCCAATGCCTTGATGTCGCCATCGGTAATGATGCGGAACGAGCCTTGAACGTCAGTCATCTTGAATTGGGCAAGCCGTCGTTGCATCGACAGGCCAACGCCCTCTTCCAAGGACACATACAACACGCTGCCTATACCGCAGAGCATCTTGGCAAACTGCATAACGAAGGAACTCTTGCCACTGGCACTGGGGCCACTGATGAACCATGTGTCGCCCTCTTCAGGCTGACCGAACACGTCTTTCCATTGTCCTTCAAATGGTAGTGCCTTGCACTTGATATTCGCCACATCCTTGGGACTATATGCTCGCTTTGCCATATCACTTCTCTGGTTCGATAAGTTCTGATACAACAGCGTCCGCTATCTTGACTGCATATTTGGCAATGAGTTCGGCTGTCATTTCTTCACGATCATGGTGAAGGACTGGAGCCACGAACAATGCAGCCTTGGCCAATTCATAGCGACGTTGCTCCCAGTCCACCTCGTTATTTCGTTGTCGGCGGTTTATTTGTATAACCGCGTCCATATATTGCATTTCCATCTTTGTCATCATGCCTGCACTCTTTTTAGTTTTTCTATTTCCGTGTAAACTCGTCTCAGTCCACCACCCGACTTGCGCACAAGGGTAGCAATATCCGCACCTTCTGGGGCGTTCACCTTTGCCACCACGCTCGCCTGGTCTTTCAGGAACTTCTCACGCTCCTTGCAGTCGTCGGGCGTTACCTTCGAGTAGCGGTCACCGTATCGGCTGAGCATCTCGGTATAGCCCACTTTCTTGCACTCAATGGAGCGATTGATTTTGGCTTTCAGTCCGTCCGCACCCATCATATACCAGGCGCAGCATCTTTCTGTAGCGTTCCACAAGGCTTTGAGTTCCAGGAATGCCTCATACTGCAAGTCGCCAGCCTCGTCCAAAATGATGAGTGGGGTGTCGATTGAGCGCAAGTAATAGACCAAATCCTCGTACACGTCGCTGTATCTTCCGTTGCTGCCAACACCGAACTCAGTGGCTATCTTGCGCACCAGCTTCAGTTTAGTCTTCACTTGTGAGCAATCCACATAGATGGCATTGCGGTGGCACTGCACATAATAGCGTGCCGTGAATGTCTTGCCGATGTTGGGTATATCACAAAGTATCGCACTCAGTCCGCTCTGTTGGCTGAACTCCAGCTGCTTGGTGATATATTCGAAGGTGGCGGTGCGTGCTGGCTTCCATTCAATGCCTCCTCTGAGGTTCACACCCAGTCTTCGGGCGATGGTTATCCAGTTGGCTTCGCTCAGTGCCTTGTCTGTCTGACCATTCTTGATGGCGCTATATACCGAGGTGCTGATGCCCAATGAAGCAGCGTGCTTGGCATCGCTCGGATAGTTCGTGCGGTTGGTGGCTATAGCCTCCAATATCCGCTTCTTGTTCTCATTCGTTATCATGTCTCACGTTATTTTAATTGTATTCTAATATCATTCTATAAATCTGCCAACGGGTCAGAAATGTGGTAGGTCACTTCCATTTCCTGCTCACTTTCCATCGGTGGAAGTTCAATCGGTGGCGGTGGTGCAGCCTCTTCTGAGTGTTCCGGCTTGGTTATGCCAACAGTTGCAATAGCGTTCTTCTTCACGTATGCGTTGAATGCAGCTATCTTCTTCTGCTGGTTCACGAATATCTCCTTGTCCTTGTCAGTCTGCTCTGCATCGGCAGTGTTGAACGTACCCACGTCCTCGAGCTTGTCGATAAGTCGGTCGTTCTGGAAGATATAAACGTCGGTCGCGTTGCCGTCCTCATCGGTCAGATAGTAGGCATCAACCTTGTAGTTGTTCGGATCGAGACGTTCCATCACTTCAGTCTTGCTCAACCACCAGTCCTTATACGCCACTCTGCAGTAGCTGCGTATGGAGGTCTCAGTGTGCTCACCGATGAAGCGTGCCCACACCGATTTGTCCATCGGCTGAAGCGTTGGGTTCATATTGGCTTCAAGCACTTGCCAGCGTGTCATGCCGGGGTATTTCTTCTGGTTCGGGTGGAGGGTATTGTTGAACTCCTTGATGTCACGGATGTCGTCTGCAATCAGTTCTTCCCATGTGTAGTACTGTTTGTCTTCGTAGGTGTCATTCTTCTCGTCAAACACCTTCTTAGCTTCTGTGCGGTAGTGCCTGTCCTTGGCGTAGAAGCGTCCGATGCCAAGGTGGTTCCGATGCTCCACCCTACGTTTCTTGGCACCGTTCATCGGCTCAGCGTATTTCTCTTGGGAGTTCATCGGGGCACAGAAACGTACAAATGGGAACAATACTCCTGCCTTCAGGAAACTCTCTTTCCACTGACTCATCAAGTGGTTCTCCACCTCAACCTGTGCCGGGCAACCCCAGCCCTTGCTTTCTATCAGTCGGAACATCGAGCGGAAGCAGTCGGCAACCAAGTCCACGTTCTTGTTGCGGTTGTAGGCGTAGCCCACCACGCATTGGCTTGTCACATCGTAGGCGTAGTATGCCTTCGGCCTTGCCTTGGTATCCTTCAGTTTGCGTGGGAGATCGCGGTCATCGAATGAAATCTTTGAGAACGAGAACTCGGGCGCATGACGATGAACGTGTGGCATCTGCTCGTGCATGAATGTGGTGTAAGAGTCAAGCGAGTGCTCAATAAACAGTCGGTTCTTCGGTTTGTTCAGATAGTTGGTGATGGTGCTTTCGCTCAGCGACTTCGGGTCACCGTTCTTATCGGTCCACTCGCTTGCATCGAAAAGCTCACCGGTCTCTGGATCATACACGTCCAGCTCACCGCACACAAACGAGTTGTACAATTCCCAAACATTGGTATTGAACGGCTTGTTGGGTAACACGGCTATCGACAGAATCAAACGCTCGGTACGGTAATCCACCTTACGACTTGTCTGATTACCGAACTTTCTGCTGATGAGACACTGGTAGCCGTCTCGTTGGTACTCGTTCACCTTCTTGCGGAAGCGCAACATACTTGCCGGCAAGGTGTGCCCGGTCTTCATACGGTAGCCCTCCACAGCTTGCGACATCATGCTCCAGTCATACTTCTGGCCCATCGTCTTCTGTATCGCCTTGGCGTTGTTGTACAACTTGATACAAGCATTCAGCACGCTGGCGTTGGTCACATACTCCTTCACATGAGCGTCAGTAGCATGGTCGTGTCCGCACTGGTTGCGCCAGTCGTTGAAATAAGCGACAGCAGCCTGGTCCACCTCGTAGTTGGCATCAAGCCAGGCAAGCAACACCTCAAGCGACGGGTCCGGATAAATCTCCTTGAGTTTGTCTTGATAAGCATCGGGCAGACTGCATACGGCAATAAGTGCGTAGTTCTTGGAAGAGCCTCCACCACGACGCACTACATCAATGCGACCGCGTGCGGAGAGCTGCTTGTAGTTTGATACGGTCATCACACCGCCATCCACAAGTTCCCGCATCGAGATGCAAAGTCTGTTATCGTGGTACTCCATACTTACTCCTCCTTATCTCAATGTTGCAGCCCAGTTCTGAATGGCAGGGATGTCACGCACCTGCACGTTGTCATACCTACGAACCATATCGCCTTTGAGGTACACATTGCAACCTCCGTTGCCTGCCTCCTTCTCAAATTCCAACAACACACCGTTGGGAAGATACTGACGCATATAGCCATCTGCATCAAATAGTGTCTCGGCTTCGGGACTTACCACCATGACGATACCGCCATGTTCCATTGCCACCTTGCGAATTTTGCGTGCGAGGTCTGTGTTGCCACGCTCTGCGTCAAATCGCAACGCATTGTCAACAGTGCGACCTGTAACCTTGAACAAGTTCAATATGAACTCGCGGTCTGCCTTCTGAATGTGAATATACCTTTTCATGTTCTCACTTATTTTAATTTGTTATACATTGTGGAGTGTGGGGAGTCGAACCCCGTGGCTGTCCTACGCTCTTCGCTTTCGCTTATTCCAACTTTCCGGCCACTGCAACCGTGCCACCCCTACGGTCTTTCCCGCTGTCATCCGAGGCCGGCCATGCTGACTATCCAGTGCAGCCCCCAGGGCCTCCGTGTTATCCTGCAATCATTTTACCTCGTTTATCTTCGGTCTAACGCTACATCCGTAGCAGGACATCAGCCGTCTTACCAATCTCGCCACATAACATTCAGGTGCTGAAAATACAATGCCGTCCTCTTCTGTGTAGCTGAAACTAACACCATCCATTATCAGAACCATTGCCACCTTGTGCTTCACGCTCTGCGTCCGCCACTCCTTTATTTCTGTATCGTTCATATTCTTTAATTGCAAAAATTCGTTATTCTCGACCTTTTTTCGTATCTTTGGCCGCTCGTTCAATCTTGAACACGCTGCAAAGATAAACAAGATTTCTCGACTATGCAAGAAAAAAGACAAGAAAAATCGCCTATAAAGCAGAATATCTTGCTTTATCTGGCTCAAAAAGGGGTTTCCCCCTATGAATTTTATAAGGAATCGGGTGTTACCCGCGGTATATTACAGCAAAATAATGGTATAAGCGAAGATAACATTGCAAGATTTCTCGCTTACGCCCCGGATATTAGTGTCGAATGGTTAATTACCGGCAGAGGAGAGATGCTCTCAACTATGCAAGAAAAAAAACAAGAAAAATCAGATTCGGGAGAAAAATTGCCTAAAGTTTCATATAACCCAGCCATAGGCAAGCCTTATTATGATGTGGACTTCTTAGGTGGGTTCAATGAGATTGTCAATTCTCAAGTAACTATTCCGACCAACAACATCGTAATACAAGGATTTGAGAAGGCAGACTTCTGGTGTAATGTCACAGGACACTCTATGGAACCCAAAATTAACCATGGTGACATTATTGCCCTCCATAAATGCACCCTGGAGGACATTCAATTTGGGGAAATCTACGCTGTCGTACTTGACACATTACGCACCATCAAGATACTCCGACGGTCGTCAGATCCAAAGAAGCTGCGTTTCGTCCCTATCAATACGACAGACTATGACGAACAAGAATACCCAGTAGAACGCATCATGAACGTATTTGAGGTTATTGGAAGCATTTCAAAGTTCTTCTAACACGAAACGTACACCCCTCCGACACCATTAGAACCCCGTTTGGAGGGGTGTACCCCCTCTTCCAAGGCTCATTTCATGTAAGAAGCCTCATAAATACAAGGTTTTAGCCCGATTCGCGCCAATTTTACCAATATCACAAATGGGTAGTTTCCCCCACCCTATCCCTTAAAACCATCCTTTTCCCTCCCCCTCTATCCTACCCCCGAAAACCCCGAATGTGTAACCCCACTTTTCCCGAAATGTAACCCCACTTTGTAACCCCAGCTGTAACCCCACTCCACATTTTCGCCACTTTAGGCACAAAAAAAGGAGGCCAAACGACCTCCATTCCCACGACCGCCCAAACGGCCTTTTATTTGCATTCTAACGCCATAAAAACACCAGTCTAATCATCAGCCCCACGAGAGCATGAAATAAGCGTAGATTGCTTGATTATAGCGCGTTTCGTGCATAATGTACCATTGCCAGACAACCCGGCATGAAGCAAATAATTCTTCGTTGCGCCGATCTGTTCTGCCGTCAGAACCGTATAAACCGCGGAAATGCTGCTAAAGTACCAGTCTTTCCGCCTCGTTCCATCTATATTGTGCAGCAGATGCACATGTATTACCTTTGCCATATTCTATTGTTTTGTTTCTGCAAATATACCAAATAATCATTATATGGAATAATTTCGCAATATAAAATTTCAGAAACACAATAAAAAAAGTGGCCTCAGCCACCATTCTACCCCACCCCAACACAACACCAACCACCAACAGAAACGCAATATGAACCACCCGTAAGCCCCATGTAAACCACAGGAGCCTCAACAAGCCCCAAAAGTAAACCAAATGTAAGCCTATGTAAACGCTTCGTTTTACGCCGTCATTTCAGCCACACACGCCTAACTCGTTGAAACACAAACATCTCACCCATTTTTCAGCCGACCGACTCATATACGCTTCGTTCTGTGCCCCATACAAGTCACCATCATTTTGCTTTACGTTCATGCTGAGTTCTTTCAATTGTTCGGCATCAAGGTAATAGTGAGCCATGTTGAAGGTGGTTTCTCTGTTGTATTCCACTCCGTAGGCCAGTATGGGGCATCCGAAGAACA